ATAAATTAAGCTGCGCTAGTCAAAAAATAATAATTAACCTTTCACCACAAGATAAACCCTAAAAAATGGGGTTTTTATAACAACAAAAAGTAATATGAAATATATTTTAATCTTAGCAGCATACGAATTTATAAGACCGAAATTGATTTGGCTGTTTTATTATCTAGTAAGTAAAGGTTCAGAATAAACAACAATAGATTTTATTTATTTTTAAATTGAATAAACAAACTTTTTTCTATGGAAACAAAATCTAATAAAGGTGGAGCAAGAGCAGGAGCAGGTCGTAAACCTGTAGCTGATGAAAAGAAAGTTAATAGTATATTTGTACAGGCGTTAAAAGAACTATACAACAAAGAAACTGAAGAAGAAACTAAAATAGCATTCGTAAAGAATACATTAATGGAATCTCAAAGAGGACAGTTGTTTGTTGCAGAGCATATATTTGGAAAGCCAAAAGAAACAATAGAAGCTACGCACAATATAAATGATTTTAATATAAAAGACATATTTAAAATTGGAAATAAATCTGAATGAAAAGTATAACTTACTAGGTTCTGAAAGTAGATACTTTGTAATTACAGGTGGTAGGGGTTCAGGGAAATCTTATTCTTTAAATTCTTTTCTTCTGCTATTGACTTATGAAGTAGGTCACGTTATTTTGTTTACACGTTACACATTAACATCAGCAAATGTATCTATCATTCCTGAATTTATAGACAAAATAGAATCAGCTGATTTAACGAACGATTTTTATATAACTAAAGACGAAATCATAAATCTAAAAACTGGCTCTAAAATACTATTTAAAGGAATAAAAACAAGTAGTGGAACACAAACTGCTAATTTAAAATCATTAGCTGGTGTAACAACTTGGGTATTGGATGAAGCAGAAGAATTGACAGATGAAGAAACATTTGAGAAAATAGATTTTAGCATTAGAACAAAAGGCATTCAGAATAGAGTTTTATTAGTATTGAATCCAGCAACAAAAGAACACTTTATTTATAAGAAGTTTTTTGAAGATAAAGGTATTCAAGCAGGAAGCAATTTAATAAAAGGCGATACTACATACATTCATACAACGTATTTAGATAACATCACAAATCTTTCAGAATCTTTTATAAATCAAATAGAGAATATAAAAGAAAGAAGACCTGAAAAATACAAACATCAAATACTAGGTGGCTGGTTAGATAAAGCCGAAGGAGTTATATTTACGAACTGGACAATAGGCGAATATAAACAAGTAGGTAAATCTGTATTCGGTCAAGATTTTGGTTTTAGTAATGACCCAACAACATTAATAGAATGCAATATAGATAGTTCTAATAAACGAATTTATATTAACGAAAGGTTTTGTTTGCAATCATTAACAACGTCTCAAATTTACGCTTTAAATAAGCAGCATTGTTTAGATAGTTTAATAGTAGCTGATAGTGCCGAACCTAGATTGATTAGCGAACTGCAAACATCAGGTTTAAATATAGTTCCAGCAATTAAAGGTCAAGGTTCTGTGACGTATGGAATATCTTTGCTGCTAGATTATGATTTGATTGTATCACCTGAATCAATTAATTTGATAAAGGAATTAAATAACTACTGCTGGTTAGAAAAGAAAAGCAATACACCTATCGATAATCACAATCATTTAATTGATGCATTAAGGTACGCTGTAGGTTACCAATTAGAAAACCCAAACAAAGGAACTTACTTTATCTACTAATGACATACGGCGAAATGATAGCGACAATACAATGTTATATTCATCACAAAAAAAATGTAGAAATAGACATAGCATTACCAGCTAATATAGGTCAAATTAAAAAGATGAAGACAATGTACGCAATAGCAAACGAATATTTGAAAAGTTAAAGTTTTGTTAAAATTGTAAAATGTTTTTTTATTGTCAATAACTAGTGTATATTTGTACTCAGATAACAACAAATAAAAAACACAAATTATGACAACTTTACAATCACAAACAACTCACAAATTAGTAGCAAAAACATTAAGATATTCAGGTTATAAAGCTACTTGTGTAAGAAACACAAACTTTGATTTTAATAACTATGAAGTTGTAGTTAATGGAGTTGATGCAACACAAGCAAAAGAACTACAGCAAATGTTTTCTTCAATGCTTAAAAATTCAATGATTAATATTACAGCTAATTAATATGAAAGCAAAACAAAAAATTTTAAACCTATAACCTTAAAATAAAAATAAATTTTAAACGTATAACCTTAAAAAATGGAAAAATATATAATTGCAGCATTTATGTTTTTAGTATTATTAGCTTTATTACCAGCAATAGTTTGGCTATGGGTACTTTGTATTGAAGATATTAAAGAAAAATATTTTAATAATTAAATACAAATGGAAAGACAAATAATCAAAGGCAGAAACAACGTAATTTGGATAAAAGATGGTGCAAACTATATTAAAGGAATCCAATACACAGAATCAAAAGAAAACAATAGTATATTAGATGCAATACCTGACTATCAAATTGTAAAAGAATATACAGTTGAAGGTTGGTTTAGATTTGATGACGAAAAAGATTTTATTACGCAGACCATACACGCAACAACACCAGCAAGAGCAGAACAGTTATTTAAAAAGAAGTACAAACAACACTTTACAAATGTTTATGTAGAATTACTATAATACCTTTTTTGCCTTACCTACTTGAATTAAGACTTACAGAAATGTAGGTCTTTTTTTATTTTAATTGCTTTGCAATTTCGTATAATACAATATTGACTTTATTTTATTATTAAATAAAAATCTTTATGAATTTAAGTATTACAATACCAACTTCACTTAACGAAATAACATTAGAACAATATCAAAAGTATTTAAGTATTGCAAAAGACAATGCTGATACTACTTTTTTAAATCACAAAATGATTGAAATATTTTGCGGTGTATCTTTGCTTGAAGTATCGTTAATGAAACTAAAAGATATTAGTGATATTCTTTTAAGATTAGAAGAAACATTTAAAACCAATACAGATAAGTTAATCAGAACATTTAAACACAATGGAGTTGAGTATGGTTTTATTCCTAATTTAGATGAAATAACACTAGGTGAATATACAGACTTGGATACTTATATTTCAGATTGGGATAATATGCACAGGGCTATGGCGGTACTCTACAGACCAATAAAAAATAAATTAAGTAACAACTATACAATATTAGAATATAATGGCTCACAAGAAAGATGTGAGTTGATGAAGACAATGCCTTTGGATGTTGCATTAAGTTCTACAGTTTTTTTTTTCAATTTACTAGCAGAATTATTGATATATACAGCGAACTTTTTGGAGACGGACAAACAGATTCAGCGTTTACTAGAGAAGCACAGTTTGGAGCTAAATGGGGATGGTATTCAAGCTATTACGCACTTGCTAAAGGCAACATCCTTGAGTTTGAAAACGTCTCTAAATTAAGATTAACCGCAGCGTTTACATATTTGACATTTGAGAAAGAAAAATTAGAACTAGAAAGAATAAAATAATGAATACATATTATAGATTAACAGACGCAATAAAAGAATCATTACAAGCTGATGGTATAATTAATAACGTATCTACTGGTGATTTGTTTAACGTAGATTTAAACAAAGTAACTATATTTCCTTTAGCTCACGTTATAGTTAATACAGTAACAGAATCAGCATTAGGCAATACAAATATTTTTAACGTTTCAGTATTGCTTATGGATGTATGCGATATATCACCAAAAGAATCAACTGACTTATGGTTAGACAATGACAATGAGCAAGATATATTTAACACCCAATTAGAACTAGGCAAACGATTTGTAGAATCAATGCGTAGAGGTGATTTATATAATAAAGGTTATCAATTAAATGGAACTGCAAACTACGAAGCGTTTTCAGATAGATTTGAAAACAAATTAGTTGGCTGGACAATTACTTTTAATTTAGAAACTGCAAACGATACAACTATTTGCTGATGCGTGAAATAGAAAAAACAAGATTGACTTTAGAAAAGTTTAGAGATTACGTTATACAACAAAGTAGAAGTAATTTAACTAAAGACGGAAAGAACGACACAAAGAGTTTATACAACGAAATAAAGGGCGATGTATTTGTAGGTGCTAATAGTATAGGAGTTAATTTTTCAATGCCTATATACGGACAATTTCAAGATAAAGG